ACCCCATACGAAGCTTCCAGCAAAAGCACCGGCCGTAGTTAGAACCGATGGAACGACTGTAGTTAAGTCGACTTCGGAAACATTTACGCCTGGAGAGATTTGAAATGCCATTTGTTATCTCCTTGATATTATGATTTATTTGGCAGTTAAGATACCATACAGATATTTATGATAGGTCATATTTAGAGATTTTTTATCATATCTTTAATAAAACCAGAATAAACTTCACCGCCATCTGCAAATTCCCACACATCACCATCAATAACTTCTAGTCCCGGTCTTTCCAAACCAGTTTCAATGATAGGTGCAGGTAGTGTTTCTTCATCCAACTGGTTCAAATTCTCCAGCTGAATTTGTTTACGAATGTCGTGGTTAACAATGTCTTTGAAATACTTTTGACCTGTTGCCCACGCAAACATAACTAAACCCATTACTAAGTCATCATTGTGGCCATCGTCTGCCTTAAATGATGTTTTGTCGGCCACAAAAGTGGTCAATTCAGAAATGGTATCAAAATCATTAACTATTAATTTATTACCTTCAATTAAAGTTTTAAGATTTGAACAACCAATTCGTTTTACAGCAACCGACATTTTGAGTCCTAATTGGACTCCTCTACCA